AGACATCTGAAATATGGGTTTAAGGCGATCCGCCTTTTGCGCGAGCGATTCAGCAAGCCATTCACCCAGGTACTTGAGCTTGCCGTGGATGAGGTTCCGGCGTTCGTCTGGGCTGGTTTAGTTTGGGAAGATAACGCCTTAACCGTGGAGAAGGTCGAGGAAATGCTGGATGAAACGATTCCGGAAAGGTACACGATGCAGAGCATAATGGCGCTCATTTCAAACGCGCTTACTTCCCAGCTTGGAGTTCCGGAGGCCGGCCGCCCTTTCGCCCAGACGCCGGAGACGAGCTCGCTGAAGCAAGACGCCTCGCCCTCGAAATCGGACTGACTCCCGAGCAGTTTGAGGACTTGACGCCGGCAGAGCTGAGCGAGTTCGTCGAGGCTTTTAACGCCCGCGAAAGGCGCGAGTGGCAGCGCACGGCATGGCTCGCCTCGACCATAGTAAGTGTCCTGGCCGGAAAGTCGATCAGCCCGAAACGGCTATTGCCGGAGGCATTTGAAGTGCCGCATAGAAAGATGACAAAGGAGCAAGTCACCAACGAGTTAAAAGATCTCAAAAGGAGATTGAAAATAGATGGCTGAAAAGACCTTATGGGTCCGAATCGGAGCGGATATCTCTCAGTTCAAGGGTGAACTCCAGAAGGCTGAGGGTTATCTTCAGGCCCATAAAGAGCAGTTCCGCAAGATTGGCTTGGGAGTAACGGCCGTCGGGGCGGGTTTGACGGCGTTTTTTGCGAAGGCTGTAAAGGAATACGCCGGCCAGGAAGTCGCGAACGAAAAACTAATCAATGCCCTGAAGAACGTAAAAGGTGCATCAGCCGACGGCGCACAAGCTTTGCTCGATCAGGCCGGGGCTTTGCAGACGTTGACTGGATACCAGGACGATCAAATCGTCAACGCCCAGGCGATGCTGGCCACGTTCCAGCTCACGGACGAACAGATCAAAGCAATCACGCCCCGCCTGATCGATATGGCCGCCGCTACCGAAAAAAGCACCGGCCAGCAGGCAGATCTCCAATCAATCGCCATTGCTCTCGGCAAAGGATTTACGGGGTTGGCCGGATCTCTGAGCCGGTATGGCGTTGTTCTCTCCGAAGAGACGAAAAAGTCAGGCGATTTCAACGCCATCCTCAGTGATCTTGATAAGAATTTCAAGGGCGCGGGTGAAACCGTCGGCAAGACTTTTACCGGGCAAATGCGGATCATGAAGGCGGCTGTTGGAGACGCGCTCGAGCCGATAGGCGAAAAACTGGTTCCGATGCTCACTTCGCTCATGGGTAAGATCACGAAAGTCGCCACGAGCGTTTTCAATTGGATGCAAAAACATGAGAAATTGATGAAGGTATTGGTACCGGCTCTGGCGATCTTCGGGGGAATCGCTACCGTGCTCGGGCCGCTTTTAATTATTCTCCCATCTCTGGCGGCCAGTTTTTCTATGCTGACCGGACCTGTCGGACTCGTAATAGCCGCCATCACAGGCTTAATTGCTATCGGGGCTCTGATCGTCAAAAACTGGGACGAGATAAAAGCCTTTCTGATTTCTTGCTGGGAGGGAATTAAATCAGCGGCAGTCACCACATGGAATGCTATAAAACAGTTCTTTGTCTCTATATTCGAGGGCATAAAGTTCGTCTTCTCCACGGCGTTCCAGGCTATTGAGACCGTGATTGAGACGTATCTTACAATGTGGAAGACTATCATCACGACCGGAATCACGGCACTTGTGAGTGTTTTCGGTTGGCTCAAGGACAATGTAATCATACACGTCCAAAATTTAGTGACCGGTGTCATCGAAAAATTCCTCGGTCTGTTTACGAGGGTTAAAGAGATCTTCAATCAGATAAAAGACAAGATCGTGGGAGCTTTCAAGTCGGCGTGGCATGCCGTCGTCGGCGGCTCTATTGTCCCCACAATGACATTGCAGATTTTGGACCAGTTCGCTTACCTGCGGACAGGGGTCCTGTCGGAGATAAAAGCGATAGAGGATGGGACAACGCAGGCGTTCTTCCGGATCTCTGACTACGCCCAGGCGATGCAATCAACAACCGCGGAAGCCGGAGCCTCAATGAGTAAAAATCTTCGGGCTTCCGGGAAGATGATAATTGACACGCTTCGCCGCCAGGCGATTGCGTTCATCATCTCGAAGGTGATGGCTGCGCTCCCATTCCCGATCAATCTGGCTGCGGTTGGGGCAGCCATCGCCGCGGTCAATACGCTCTTTGGAGCCATCAAGCTTGCCGAGGGCGGCATTGTCACCAGGCCGACGCTGGCGCTTGTCGGGGAGGCTGGGCCGGAAGCCGTTATACCGCTCGATAAAGCCAGTAGAACGTGGAATCCCGAATCGTACGGCAGAGAGATTAATATGACCGTAAACTTTTACGGCGATGTCCATAATGCGGGCGATATAGATCAGATCTCGAATCGCCTCGCCGACCGGCTTAATCAGGTTGTTAGAGGAGGACGGCTGTGATAACAAGGCCAAAGCTGATTGATTCGATCGGCAATGAGCTGGAACTGCCTCAAACTTTCAATGTCCGGGCAATACCGGTCGGAAGACGCACCTCTATTCTTGATATCGCTTACAGCGATGGGGGGCGGGATTACTCCGACGGTTGTTTCACGCCCCGACGCGTGGAGATCTCCGGCCAGCTCTGGGCTTTAACGGATGCTGAGTTAAACGATAAATGGGATGCTCTCGCAACTTTCCTCGCGAGGGAGAATCTTAAAATTCAATTCCGCGGACGGTATATCAATACGGTCCGAGTGGAAGAGATTAGCCATAGCGATCCGTCCCGGGTTGATTATCATATATCAAATGTTGCATTGAGATTCCTTTGCGTGGACCCTTTCTGGTATGCACTATCCTCGAAGACAGTATTGGTTGAGACCGGAGGTGTCTCACCGCTCGATATAAATGTCACAGTGGCAGGGAATATTCCGGTCTTCCCCGAGGTGCGCATAACGAACAATGCCGATAACGTTTCCTTGTCTCTCAAAAATTCATCTGATGGCGACCGAGGTTTCACGTTCGCGGACCCGGCAGCTCTGAGCGGCACGGTTTTGATTGTCAACTCCAGGACCGGAGCGGTCACCCTTGACGGAAGCGACAAGATCTCTGCGTTCTCCGGGATCTTCGTCCGGCTTTTGGGCGGCGTCGACAACACGCTCGTTTATACGGGCGCGAGCGCTAAGGTGGAAGTGTTTTATCGGGAGGCCTGGCTGTGAGCTATTTCCGAGGAGGCCTGCGTTTCCGGGAAGACCGTTTTTCCGGATATGCGCCTGGGCTGTATATCCCAGTCTACGTTCCGGGCGTGGCCCGGGGGTATAAGGTAATCTTTTACGACTCGGCCGACGTGAAGATTGGCGAGCTCGGAAGTGACATCAGAGAGCCGGCCATAAGCGTCATCGAGTTCGAGCTTTGCGAGTTCGGATGCGGGGGTTTCCGACTTACGACCGACCGTGCTTTGCCGTTTACCATAGGATATCGGATGAGAGCGGACATATTCCCGTATTTTTCCACAGACCCTTGGTTCACTGGTTTTATCATGGTCCTCCCACAACGCGCGCAGAAGGTCCAACCGTTCGTTTATTCCGGATATGGGTATTATGAGCAGTTGGACTGGGTGCTGGTGTCAAAGTCCTACCTCAGCACGAACCTGTCCACGATCCTCGCCGACATCATTCAAAATATCGTAGCGCCGGCCACCCACATCAAATATAACGCATCGAAAATCGCCTCAGTCGATTATACGGTTGCGGAAATCAATTTTGACCACGTGCCGGCGAAAGAGGCCATCTCCACGCTTGCAGGATTCACTCCGGATTATGAGTTCGGCGTTGACTCCTTCAGAGAGTTTTATTTCCGTTTGAAGCAGACCGGAACGACGACCAGGCTCTGGGCAGGGAAGCATTTTGGCGATTTTGATGTGAATGAAGATATTAATACCATTCAAAATCGGCTCTACGTAAAGCAAGGTAAGATTACGTCGGGGTCAAATATCGTTGGAACAGTCGAGGATGCAGCTTCGATCGATTCTTATGGCGTAAGAGAGGCCGTCATCACGGCCCCGGAAATACAGGACGCAACGGATGCGATCGCATGGGCTCAAGGCGAGCTGGCACGCCTTAAGGACCCGAAAGCCCAGGGGCAGGTCGCCGGCGTCTTTCTCGATGAGTTTCGGACGCCTTTTGAGGCCCGCGGCAAGGCCCAGATAACGGACAACGAGGGACAGCTCTTTGTGCTCCCCATCAAAAGTGTCAAGTACAAGATTTCGTCCCAGGGGACATTCGCAACATTGGAATTGGAGAGTGGAAGATGATGATCGAAAACAAACTTCTTGAGATCATTTTAGAGTTACGGAGGGAGATACGTCTAACAGATCAGCGCGTGAGGCAATTAGCAACTGGCGGCGGCGGCGGCGGTGGCGATATGTACAAATCCGTCTATGACACCGATAGCGACAACATAGTGGATAATTCCGAGAAAATAGATGGTCGGAAAATCTATGTTTCGGACTCCCCCCCGGGTGCCGGCGATGGGGAGGATGGGGATATTTGGATTGAGTATTAGAGGGACATAAATGTATTACGATACCGTGATTCCCGATACCGCTCAGGGGCGTTTCTATACTTTTTTCAAAGCAAAAATTCCGTTGGTTACGGGCTGGTCAATACACGATGATATGGCAGTTGACTATCACATTGTCTTCAAGTGCGTGGCTGGCTATGGCACCTATTACCTTGAGTTAAATGATATAGACGATGCCTATCAATTGTGGTGGAAAGTATGGCAATCGTGGGATGAAGTTACGCACGCTGGGGACACCTTACTCGCCAACGCAGGCCCGACCTATATTTCACGTAAAGCTGATCAGTCTTTAAGGTTGTATATAAGCAGCAGGAGAGTGATACTGGGTGATAGAACGCAAGGTAAGGGCTTTTATGCTGGCTACTTAACAAAGTTAGCCAATGACGAGAATCCTTTTTTGGTTTGTCTTGGTGGTCCTACAACCGAGTCTTCTTCCTTAGTCTACCAGCCACTTATGGCTTATAGTTGTTTATGGAGAATAGCTGAAGACCACTTAGGAAATCTAAATCAAAAGTGCAGACCTGATTGGTTAATCTACTCCACGA